ACACCCATGATGCGGCTCCTGGTACTCGCTTGTCCGGATCAGAAATCACAACCGGTTGATCAATGATTGCACCAGTTGTCTTGTCACGAGTGATCAATGGAATCGTGGCGATTGAATTACAAATCATGTTGCGTGCGCGAGCAATTGCTGGCACAGACATAGCTTCCTCGCGGCTGACAATGTAATCAGCTCCACCAAATGGGAAAAATGCATCCAGCGTTGGAGCTGGCCCACTTTGTGCAGCTACATCGGCACCGCGGTCAATTGCCACAGCTTCAATGGTGCGCTTTCGATCAAATAATCCCATGGGAGGATTTTCTCAAAATGTCAAGCATCAACCCACTAAAATGTCGATTTCGGTTTCTGGGCGTGTCGCAAAGTGTGTGACCAATGCTGATGCTACGGCTGCACAAACAGCTGTACCGCTGGCACGCCTTCCAATAACCCAACCACCATCACCACGCCTCAATTGCACAGCTGAAGAATCTGCTCCGTAAGCAACGCTTGATTTCTGTGTTTGAGTCTGTGGCTATTGATCGCTCCCAAAAGTTCGTCACAACTTTGTGGATAATCGCTGTCCATGTCATGGATTGGAATCCCGGCGGGCTGCATACGAGCTGCAACCGCACCGGATGTGCGCCTTGAGTAAAGCAAATACTCGATTGGGTACCTTCGGCAATAAGAGGCTGCATCATTGGCAATTGCTCGATCATCAAGCTGGATTGTGTTTTCCCATGTGTGCAACAGCTTCACGACAAATGACTCCGAGCCAAGCTTTTGGGCTGCGACCAATGCAGCGTGTTTTCTGTCCGGTGAAATGTCGATGGCCATCCATGTGAGCTTGTCCTCATCAAGGTCAATTGATTCATCGCCACACTCTTGCCACTCTTTTGCTCCCACAACGCTGGAGATTGTCTGCACCCATCGATTCAAAACCTCAGTCATTACTACATCGGGAGGATCATTGAAAACGGCTCGGATGTTGTCCGGATGGATTGTTATGTTGAGGCCGGGATTGGCGAAAGCTGCATTTTCCAATGAAATTTCATCGGTGGGTGCTGACCACTCAAAATAGCCCACATCATCGGTGGCCCCACTAGCTGCGGCCAAACCGCGCTCACGCAATTGGTTCAAAACCATTGAGTGACTATCACCGGCCGAGCTGAAACAATTCACCTGTGGATTCTTAGCGGCCATCAAGGTATAGCGCATTGCGGCAAATGTTTCCATGTCATGCAATTCCCGGATTTCATCCATGTGGATTGTTTCCGGTTTGCTCAATCCACGCGCTGCCGATCCTCCAGCTTTGATGATAAACCGGCATCCGTCTAGCGTTTCGATTTCCTCGGCTCCATGTTGCCAGCGGATGCGCTTAACACGCTTTGCCAGATCATCATGACTTTCAATGGTATGCACGATTGAGCGAAATTGCTCCAGCGATGTGACCAACCGGTGAGCTGTGGAAACCTGCAACGATTCTTGCCAATGGAAAAGCCCCATCATGATTCGTGCCATCATGTAAGTGCTCTTGCCATTTTGCCGGGCAACGCTGGCCACAGTTACCGGATGGAGGTAGCGGCCATCAGCTTTGATTTTCAAACTGTGCTCAGCCAGCCATTTTTGCCATGGCATAAAGCCGCCATCAATAATCTGGTCGGCAAAATCAATCAATTCAAAGCCACGCGATGGCAAATCATTGAGTGGTGTGTGGATTCGTGGAGCTGTTACCGGCAAAAAAACCGATGTGGGCCGATCTGAGACGATTTCAGCCGATGAAATTTCATTGGAAAATGCAGCTTTTGCCAATCCCGGACTCAACATAACAATTCATCCAGACAATATACGGGCCGTTTTCAATGATCCACCCGATGTTGTTATGACCGAGGTTTTAAACAGATGGTTTGTGACAATTTCCAGCATTGTTGGATCCAAAGAGTGGCAAGAGTGTGGAGATGAAAGTGTGGATCTGGATGAGGACAAACTCACATGGATGGCAATTGATATTTCACCGGATCGAAAACACGCGGCATTGGTCGGAGCGCAAAAGCTCGGATCAGAATCATTTGTTGTCAAGCTGTTGCACACATGGGAAAACAGCATCCAGCTAGATGACAGAGCAATTGCCAATGATGCGGCCAGCTATTGCCGAAAGTATCCAATCGAATACTTGCTGTATTCAAAGCGAACATCCGGAGCTGTGGCCGCGCGTATGCAGCCAGCCGGTATTCCAATCCACGACATGGATGCCGACTATCCGCAAAGCTGTGATGAATTATTGGGTGCAATCAATTCCGGGCGATTAAAGCATCGCAATCAAGCTGCACTTACCGATCAAATGCTTTCAGCTGTGCAATTGAAGCGTGGCGATGGTGGATGGGTCATTGGTAGGCGTGCCAGCCAATCGGCCGTCTGTGCTGCCGTAGCAGCCGCGCTATGCACACACTTTGCGACACGCCCAGAAACAGAAATTGATATTTTGGTGGGTTGATCCTTGACATTTTGACAAAATTGGCGCATGGGATTATTTGATCGTAAGCGCACCATTGAAACTGTTGTGCCGATGCGTGGAGCTGATGTAGCTGCACAAATTGGGCCAGCTCCAACGCTTGATGCATTTTTTCCATTTGGTGGAGCCGATTATCTTGCCAGCCGCGAGGAAGCAATGAGTGTGCCGGCAATCGCTCGCGCTCGAAATATGATTTGCAATTCAATTGCAACGATTCCAATGGTTACACGCGACAAAACAACCGGACAAGTGATTGATTCACCGGTTGTCATCAATGATCCAGATAAGCGCGTGCCGGGTGCAGCCTCTTGGTGTTGGGCAGCTGAGGATTTATTATTTACAGGCTTTTCATATTTTCAAATCATGGATTTGTTTGCCGATACCGGACGGGTTCGCCAGATGTGGCGCGTTGCTCCCAATCGTGTTGGCGTTTTCTTAAATTCTATTGGAACGCAGATTGAGTATTACACAGTAGATGGATCTCGCGTGCCAATGACAGGTGTTGGATCACTTGTTGTGTTTTACGGCAACGATGAAGGTTTATTGAATAGAGCCGGCCGTACAATTCGCGCAGGTGCAGAGCTTGAAAGAGCTGCCGCAATGTATGCGCGCGAACCGGTGCCATCAATGGTTTTGAAATCTAATGGAACAGCGTTGCCAGCCGACCGCATCGCTAAGTTGTTAGATGCATGGGGAGCTGCACGCAGAAATCGCGGAACAGCTTTTCTCAATGCCGATGTTGAATTAACTACTGTTGGTTTTACACCGGAGCAAATTGGCCTCAACGCTGCACGCGAAATCATTGCGACAGAATTAGCCAGAGCCGTGGGAATTCCGGCCTACTTTATAGATGCGCCGACTGGATCATCCATGACATATGCAAACGCCAGCACGGCGCGCCAAACTTTGCTTGATTTTTCACTTTTGCCGTTGATGAACAGCATTTCCAGCCGTTTATCAATGCCAGATTTTACGCCATCAACACAGCGCGTGGAGTTTGATCTCAAAGCGTACTTACGCGGATCAGAAAAAGAGCGTGCCGAGATTTACAAGATTCTATTTGAAATTGGCGCAATTACTACCGAGGAAATTAGACAAATGGAGGAAATGATCTCATGAAGCTAACAACACCAATGCAAATCACGGCAGCTGATTCAGATTCACGAACAATCACGGGCCGCATTGTTGCTTTTAATGAGCACGCAAATGCATCAACAGGCAAGGTCGTTTTTGCTCGCGGATCAATCCAGCCAAATGATGTTTTTTTAAACCTTGAACATGACAACACACGCAGAATTGGCAAGAGCATTGCCATGAGTGTAAATGACAAAGAAATGACAGCGACTTTCAAAATTGCTAACACCACAGCTGGAACCGATGCGCTAACAGAGGCAATGGAAGGCTTACGCGATGGATTCTCAATTGAGTTGGCTGTGGACAATTACGAAATGCAAAAGGATGGCACAATGAAAGTTCTCAATGGAGAATTGACAGCTGTCGCATTGGTTACGGAGCCGGCTGTTCGATCAGCAAGAGTCTCAGAGGTAGCCGCATCAAAAGATTCTGATTCTGATGAAGTATCAGATACAACAAACCCAAATGAAGGAGACAAGATGGACAACACTACCGAACCAGTAGCTCCTGCCGTTGAACCGGTAGCAGCTCCAGAAGTCGCACCTGTACAGGCATCACGCCCGGCTTACTACACAGCACCACGCTCACCAATTGTGGACAAGGTTTCATACCTTGAGCACTACCTACGCGCAAGCGTTTTGCATGATGAGGATTCACGCCAGTATGTAAAGGCAGCTGATAACACAACATCAACAGCACCCGGCATGATTCCAACACCACAAAGCACACAGGTGATCAATGCACTTGCAAATGCTGATCGTGGTTGCATCGATGGCATTAGCCGTGAAACTTTAGTTGCCGAAGGCATGACCTTTGAGTTGCCGCGTGTAACCGCTGTTCCAAGCGTTGATGCAATTGCAGAAAATGGCGCAATCACAGAATCATCACTATCAGCAACATTTCTTTCTGTTTCTGTGCAGCCATTTAAAGGCCGTGCAATTTCAACAGTTGAGCTTATCGATCGCAGCCGTCCAGAATACTTAACAGCTCTTTTGCAAAATCTTGAATTTGCGTATGCAAAAGAAACTGATGAATATGCACTTGCAGCAATGCAAGCGGCCGTCACTACTGTGACAACACAATCAGCAAATTCAGCAACCGGATTCCTTGGATACACATCCAAGGCAGCCGCAGCTGTTTATGGCGCATCACTTGGATTCGCTCGCTCATTGATCGTTTCACCTACACAATGGGGAAACATCATGGGATACAACGACAATGGCACACCTCTTTACAATGCGGCACAACCTAGCAATCAGGCCGGAAATGTCCGAGGCGATTCATTGCGCGGTGTAGTTTCACCGGGTCTTAACCTGTATGTTTCACGCTCATTTGGTAACGCTGGTACAACAACAGCCGATGGCGATTCTTCAATGGTAGTTGTGAATCCAGATTCATACACATGGTACGAATCTCCACGCTTTACGCTACGCAGCAACATCAACAGCGATGGAACAATTGACATCCTGTACTACGGCTATGGCGCACTAGCTGCCAAGGTGCCAAATGGTGCACAATTTAACAACCTCCCATAAATCACTATCGGTAGCGGTCGCTCCCGAACGCTACTGACACGAAAGGAACCGAGATGCCAGCAATAGTCACAGCCTCACAGCTGAGGTCAATTCTTGGTGTCTCGGTTTCTTTGTATAGTGATGCACAATTGGATTCTTATATAGATTCCGCTGAGCAAACGATTTTGCCTTTACTTACGCAATACCAATCATCGGTGACTTTTGCCAATGTGAGTGATTCCGTCATTTATTTCACCACAATGCGGCCAAACTATTTTGTGCCGGGTCAATCTGTTGTTGTAACCGGGGCCGGAGCCTACAACGCGACTTATACTGTCACCGATGATCGGATTGAGCCTTACACTTTCACAGCTGCAACAGCCGCAGCTGATCGAACATACCCATTGCCGTTTATTCCAACGGCAACAGCGACATTGAGTGGAGCATCGGCAGCACAGCTGTACGCATCGACACCACCAATTGAAAATGCAATTTTGGTTGTAGCGGTTGAGATTTTCCAGAGCATTACAGCTCCCGGCAACCAGATCATGTCAGACAATTTTCAGCCGTCACCATTCGTGCTCGGCCGCAGCTTAAGCAACAGAGTAATTGGTTTACTTGGGCCGTTTCTTGATGTCGAAACGATGTGCCAATGAGCATTGAATCAGCCATTCGCACACCATTGAAAACAGCACTATCAGGCATTGCTGCAAATGTTTACAACGGAATTCCAGAGACAATGACATCACCGAGCATTTGTTTGATCCCGGATGCACCTTATTTGGAAAGTGTTTTGATCAATGGATCAACGACAAAAGTTAGAATCAATTTAACTGTCACCGGGGTTGTTGCTTACGCTAACAATGCGGCAGCTTTAGACAACCTCGAAACATTGATGATCAGCATCATCAGCGCAATGCCAAACGGCTATGTCGTGGGCAATGTGAATCAACCTCAACCATTGGAAGTTGGCGCGGGCAAATACCTCACAGCCGATTTACAAGTCAGCACTTACTACACCAACTAAGGAGAAATCATGCCAACAACAATCATCACCGGCAGAGACATCACTTTCACCATTGCTGGTGATAGCTACGATGCACAGGCCACATCAGCGACTTTGACAGTTGATTCAACGATCAACACATACCAAACACTCGATGGCAAGGCGTACTTTACGACCGACACTCAAGGCACATTTGCTGTTGAAATGTTGGCCGATTGGGGCGCAGCAAATTCATTGTGCGAGGAATTGTGGACAGCTGCAACGAGCGCACCAAATACTGGCCTATCGGTAATCTTTGGAGCAGATTCAGGCGCATCATTTGCGTTTGATGTGCAACCAATTTTGCCAAGCGCAGGCGGTACAGCACCAGATGCACAGACAGTTTCATTGTCATTCACTTGTGTGACAACACCTATTTTGACAATCAGCTAACAGAAAAGGAATCGGGAGCATGAAACTACCAATCACAATTGAATACACGGACGGCAATGGCGAAACATACATTGCACATCCAGCGGAATGGGCAAAGTGGGAAATCAAGACAGGCAACACGATTGGACAAGCTCAAGACAAAATGGGCGTGTCTGATCTGTTGTTTCTTGCTTACCATGCAATGAAGCGTGAGGCCGCTGGCAAACCTGTCAAGCCTTATGAAATCTGGTGTGAAACTGTCAGCGATATCATTGTCGGTGATGCAAGCCCAAAAGTTACAAAGCCGGAAGCATAAATCGGATTCTTTGGGAGGTAGCCATTGCAAGCGGCCAACCTGTCAGCGAATTCAAAACAGCTGAGGATTTACTAACGGCAATCGAGATTATGGAGAGGCGCAATGGCTGAGGAAGCGATCGCATTTAACAAGCAAGAATTGCGATCCGTTTTGTCAGCTTTCAAGGCCATGGATGAGGAAGCCGTTAAACAAGCCAAAAGCGTGAGCAATGGCTTGGCCACTTATCTGCAATCAAAGATCATTTCCGCAGCTGGTAGCCGACCAAATAGAGCTGCATCAAGAATTGCTCAAGGATCGCGCGTAAGCAAATCATCGAAAATCGGTGAATTGTCATTTGGCTTTGTATCGCAGAAATTTAGCGGTGGAGCTACGACTCAACAGCTTTGGGGCGGTTACGAATTTGGGTCAAACAAATTTAAACAATTCCCGGTGTGGTCAGGCCGTGAAGGTCGCGGATCACGAGGATACTTTATTTATCCAACATTAAGAGCTGAGCAACCTCATTTGATTGGCCAATGGCTCAACGCTTTTGATCGTATTTTGAAGGAGTGGTGACATGGCCGGACAATCCAGAACCTTAAAGCTGGCCTTGTTGGCCGATGTTGCTAATTTCACCAAAGACATCGGCAAGGCTGGACAATCCACTCAAACGCTTGGCGATCAAGCGAGCGCATTTGGTAAAAAAGCCGCTTTGGCATTTGCCGCAGCTGGTGCGGCAATTGGTGCATTTGCTGTTGCATCGGTCAAAGCTGCCGCTGAGGATGAAGCCGGTCAAAAGAAGCTTGAGGAAACAATCCGCAATACCACCAATGCCACAGCTGAACAGATTGCCGGGATTGATAAGTATGTGACGGCACAAAGCATAGCCACCGCGACAACCGATGATGTGATCAGGCCGGCCTTGTCTCGCTTATTGCGCTCCACCGGAGATTTGACCAAAGCTCAAGAATTGCTCACATTGAGCCAAGAAATTGCAGCGGCAACCGGTAAGCCTTTGGAGGCTGTGACAAACGCTGTTGCCAAAAGCTTTGAAGGATCGAATACAGCACTCACCAAATTAGGCGTGGGCATTGATAAAGCGACTTTAGCAACATTAACATTTGATGAAACACAGCAATTGCTGAACAAGACATTTGATGGTTTTATCGAAAACCAATCGACCACAGCTCAATTCAAATTTGAGCAATTAAGCATTGCCATTGGCGAGACAAAAGAGCAAGTGGGAGCGGCTTTATTGCCAGCGGTGACAGCTTTAACTGATTACATTTTGGTCAATGTCGTGCCTGTCGTACAAAGCTTTGTCGATGGTCTAACCGGTAAAGATGGCCTCAAAGACGGATTGACCGAATCACAAAAAACAGCAATTGAATGGGGCAAGCGAGTCAAAGGCTTGATTGAAACTGTCATCAACTTTAAGGATGAACTTTTGATTGTTGCCGGTGTTATTGCTGGCATTTTTGTTGCATCCAAAATTGCAGCTGGTGTCACAGCCACAATTGCATTGATCAAGCTTATCACGGCAGCTTATGTGGCTTTACGAAACACGGCTTTGGCAGCTGCCATTGCATCGCGTTTTGCCGTTAATCCTTTTCTTGGATTAGCAAGCGCAGCAGCTATTGCTGGCTCAATTTATGCCGCCACAAAGATTTTTGATGGTCAAGATCAAATTGCAGCTCCATCAACTGGATCAATCCCATTTGCCGGAGGATTCGGGCCAGCTGTATCAAGTAATGGTGGCACACGCGGTGGCACAGGCGGAACTGGCGGCACAACTGGGGGCGGTGGAGGTGGTGGCGGTAGTGTTTCAGCTGTCGTTTCAAATGCTGCCACAGTAGTCAAAAAAGCCGAAACTGTTGTCACAGACATTGCAGGCGCATTTGACGATTTTACAAGCGGCACAACAACTTTGGCCGGAATCAATGCCGCATCAAATCGAGGTTTTCCATACGGCACATCCGGTGTTAATACCAATACGCTGGCAGGAATCATGGCGGCATCAGGTCAGCCAGCTGTTGTGATCAATGTCAATTCACCATCAATCATCGATGAAGAAGGATTTACACGCGCAATCAACGATGCTCAAAACAACAGTTTTTTTAGAGGCACAGGCGGCGCGACTAATCTAGTAGGAATTTAAGATGAGCATTTTCAATCCTGTTTGGCGCGTGACCATTGGCGGCGTGCAATACCAAACCGCTATTTTGGCAAATCTTACAATCACCACCGGTCGCACAAACATTTATGAGCAGGCGCAGGCCGGATACACAAACCTTGAAATCATCAACCTTGATCAATCCAATGTGGCAATTGAAATCAATGATTCACTCACTATTGAGCTGCAAGATTCAACAGCTACATTTGTGCCAATTTTTGGTGGGTCGGTAGTTGATGTTGGAATTGCCGTGGCTGAGGTCGGATCGATTGATTATGCACAGCGAATAAACATCATCGCATTGGGTGCATTGGCCAGATTGCCCAAGGCATTGACGAATGGTGTCTTATCCAAAGACTTTGATGGTGATCAAATATATGACATTTTGCAAGCTGTTTTGTTTGACTCATGGCAAGAGGTTCCTCAAGCTATAACATGGGCCACTTACGATCCGACAATTCAATGGCAAGATGCCGAAAATTCAGGATTGGGTGAAATTGATCGTCCAGGCAATTATGAGCTTGCAGCCCGATCATCAGATCGCACCGATGTTTATTCATTGGTATCAGCTTTAGCAACATCGGGATTGGGATACATTTTTGAAGATGCACAAGGCCGAATTGGCTATGCCGATAGCACTCATCGAACAAATTATTTAGCAGCAAACGGCTATGTGGATTTAACAGCCAACCACGCTTTGGCATCAGGTTTAAGCATACAAAAACGCACAGGCGATGTCCGAAACTCAATCACGATCAAATACGGAGCGACATCATCATCCGAGGAATCTGCCACCGATCTAGCATCGATTGCTTTGTATGGTCAATTGGCGCAAATCATCACCACCACATTGCACAACAAAACAGATGCCGAGGATCAAGCTGCTTTTTATCTCTCACTCAGAGCCAATCCGGAATTTAATTTCAACAACATTACATTTGAGCTTACAAACCCAGAAATTGATGATTCTGACCGGGATGCTTTGATTGGGGTTTTCATGGGTATGCCGGTGAACATTGCCAATTTGCCATTGAACATGAATTCTGGCGATTTTCTGGGTTTCGTTGAAGGCTGGACATTTTCGGCCAGATACAATCAGATCAGCATTTCAATGATCGTTTCACCAATTGCGTTTTCATTGCAAGCCATGCGATGGAACGATGTACCGGTGACGGAAAAATGGAACACAATCAATCCAACCTTGGATTGGATCAATGCCACGATTGTGGCGTAAGGAGAAAACATGAGCAATCCAACGAGCAATTTCAATTGGCAAATGCCCACGGCCACAGATTTGGTCACGGATTTGCCAGCCGATTTTGAGGTTTTCGGGCAAGCGGTAGACACATCGTTAGCTGATCTTAAAGGCGGCACAGCTGGTCAAGTTTTAGCAAAAAACACAAACGCGGACATGGATTTTGTTTGGGTTGCACCGGATGATTCCAATGCGATTCAAAATGCAATTGTCGATGCCAAAGGCGATTTGATTTCTGCAACCGCAGCCGATACCCCGGCACGATTGGCATCATCAGGTGTCAATGGCAATGTTTTAACTGTCGACACAACGGCAGCAACGGGGTTGGCATGGGCTGCACCCACAGCAGTAAGTGGCCCAGCATTTCGCGCTTATCGAGCAACATCACAGCAATCATTTAGTGCGAATACACCGACAAAAGTGCAATTCAACGCGGAATCTTTCGACACAGATAACTGTTTCGATTCGACAACAAATTACAGATTTACGCCTACAAAAGCGGGTTACTATCAGATGAGTTCTAACATCGCTTTTAGCGGTGCGGGCGCGACTACAATAAAAGAGGTTTACATTTACAAAAATGGATCAAGATACACGGATCTCTTTTCATCAAATGGAAGCGGAACACCGGGCGCGACTTGCAACAATGGCAGCAGCACTTTAGTGTATTTTAACGGCACAACAGATTATGCCGAGGTTTATGTTTACGATTCAGACGCAACGGCTCGGAATATCGTCAATGGTGAAGCACAAACAACTTTTACAGGCGTATGGATTAGGAGCTAACAGATGGCACTTTATGATGATTTAATTGCTGCAATTCCAGAATTGAAAGATTCTGATTTTGTACCAAGTAGTGGAACAATTCTTTTGCAAAATGATGGAGATGAAGCCGGTGATTACATTGCAAAATGGGATTACCCAACCGCTTTGCCAACAGGTTTCAAACTCGGAAAATGACATTTCCACAAGGCACATTGCCCCGTTTGATTCAGGTTGCGCTCGCTGAGGTGGGCACAGCCGAAACCGGAAACAATGAAACAAAGTACGGCAAATTTATGAAAGCCGACAAGCTGCCATGGTGCGGCTCGTTTCTCAATTGGTGTGCCGATCAAGCTGGGGTCAAAGTGCCAAATGTGGTCAGCACACGAGCTGGAGCCGAGGCATTTCAAAAGGCTAAGCAATGGCACACGATGAAGAAGGATTTACACGCGCAATCAACGATGCTCAAAACAACAGTTTTTTTAGAGGCACAGGCGGCGCGACTAATCTAGTAGGAATTTAAGATGAGCATTTTCAATCCTGTTTGGCG